GAATAGAATCCCAAAAAGACGTTAATGTTCTCGAAAGTGCTCGAGAACTTCAGCAGTGTGCTCCGCGACCAGTACCTGGCCGGACTCACTGAACCGCAAAGCCCTGTTGGCAATACAGTTGTTGCTGATATGGATGTTGAAGCGGAAGCGATTTCGAATCGCAACGCGGCTCTTCTCGTATCGCACATTCTCGACGTCGTGTCGAAAACGGTTGTACTTAATAAACCGGTTCGTCCGATTGTTGAATCGCTAATTTGGCCTTTTGTGGCCAGACGGTCTTTACATTCCGTCTGGTTCACTCCAATTGAGCTCGGTCGTTTTATCTCCTCGATAGAACGTACGGCTCAGGTGGTAGCAGCTAAGGCTGACTCGATGAATTCCGAGCAGTCCTTTGTGAAATACTGGTTGGACTATTTCCTCTGTCTGGCCATGGGTGACACGCAACTTCCCGTTAAGGAAGCGTTAATCACCGGTCCGCTTTTTGTTGGTTGGTGCCGCAGATTTGTTATGCGGCGTCTCGCCCATCGCGACCTCTCGTTCTTTTATTCTCTTCAAAAGGGAAGTAAAAGGATGTGGCCTGCGCTTGGTGTTGAGAAGAAGAGACTAGCCCTAAAGAAACATTATGACCGTGTATGCTCCTTCGATCGTGATCCTATCCCGGACGATTTGTCCTGGTCGATCCGGTCGGCGTCGTCCGAAACGTTTCGCAAAGTCTCAAGTATGGGTTCGAAGTTCGTTCCGTCAAAATCCGCTTGTCTGCAGAGAAAGCGGCGTGACGGTGGCGCTCGATCGTTGGTCCCCCCGTTTTCTGCGCCCGTTTCTTCCGAAACGGAGCCTCAGACGATTGGTTCCTATCGATCACTTCATCACTCAGCGGTGGCGTGGCGACGCGCTGCCTTTAACAGCGTTCTTGCTGTTACTCTTGAGAATATCGCGTCCGTCGAAGAAGAACGTAGTCCTTTGGACTCATTCGAGACGGTCAGCGTGGTTGCGATTCCGGAACCTGGAAAATTCCGGATCATCACGAAGGGAGACGGATATCTATATACCGCGCTCCAACCCTTGCAGGGACATATGCTCGATTGCTGGAAACGGCATCGATCGTCCACTATGCGTGATCAGGATCTCACTGATCGGGTTCGTGATATTGATTCCACCGCTCGCAACTTTCCCTATTTTTGCTCCGTAGATTATGAGGCTGCGACTGATCTCCTGAAGTCCGAAGCCACGTTTCGTGCTTTCGAATATCTCGAAAATCACCCCCTCTATAATGTCGGACTAGCTTCCCTTCTGCCCGGGCCAATTCTTTATGGTCCCGGTGTTTTGGAGACTAAAGCAGAGTGGCGTCGGAGACGCCAGCTCGACCCCGAGGCGCAACCCCTTCATGGGGAGCGGTTCGAAGG